CGAAAGGCTACCGCGTATTTGGAAGCGGAGCTCCCAAAGACGCATGTGCATTAAATTGCATTTGCGAAAACTAAGCGACAACTACTCGTAAGAGGAAGGTTGTTTAGTAGGTCTGTAAGAGTCCCACCCCTCCGGCTAGTTAACTGTTTCCAGTCTGTCTAACCAAGATGGGTAGATACTCGGGCGACCGGGTATGAAATTCGAACCTGGGATTGGACCGCAACCCAGGGGGTTAGAATCCAATGCTTAGTGATAAGTGTTGGAACAGAAAGGTCTCTTCGGAGGTAACTTTGGTCTCGATTAAATCGAAAGAAGGTCGAGACGAGCTGCCAAGTGCAGTTCGCCTGTAAAAAGGGCTCAGAGGATTTGTGATCGAGCATAGCCCGACCGGTCATGCCTTTCAGCAAGCCTTTCCCAAAGAGAACCAGATGTCGCTTGCGACATTCAGTTAACTAGAGGTCCTAACGGAGTTCGTTAGGGTGAAATGGTTGTCGAAAGACGTAAAAACGATGGTCTGTGACCGTCGGGGGCCACTAACCCGAAGCGAATTACCCTTATTAACCTCACAAAGCCTGTCAAGGCGACCTGCGGCCCCACTTCCTCAGGGAGGTGTGGGAAACCGAAAATCCGGTCAACCAATTAATTCTATGCAAAATATAACTTCGTTATATCAGCGTATCGTTAAGAGGTCTATGGATTGGTCCTTGGGTGTAAAAACCCGAGCAAAATTAGCGGGAATGGCATTGCGTGCCATCCCGTTAATCTTTGGGCACTTGACAGCGGCTTACGTGAAGGTGGTTTGGGTATTCGCAACGAGAGTATCTCGTTTGTATAAGAAGACTGGCTACAAAGGGGTGGCAATCTATTTGAAGACCTGCTATTTGCTGTTACAGCATTTCGTAGGAGGACAGATAGACCCATCACCCTGGTCGCTAGGTTGCAATGTTTCCCGGACCCGACGTGGGTTACCAAGAATAATTCCCTTGGTTCATCGTCGAGATATCTCGGCTGGCAAAGAAGATGTGATTAGACTTTGGCTTACTCTTTTAGGGCTGTACCGTGTACTGCCTTTTAAGGGTACGTTAAAGTTGAAAACAATAACTGCGCCTGGGAAAGACATAACGTCAATCCTAAGTGAATTCAAGGGGTATGTTCCCACGTTTCTGGGTCTTGCTTCCAAACTAAACAAGCGTGTTAGTTGGGAGCTTGATCCTTCACGGGATCTGGCTGTGCGGTCAATGCCAGCGATTACGAAGTCGGGACCCAATAGTCATGGATTTAGTTCCATGGCAGGCTTTCCACTAGATGTGATAACCTGGTGGTTAGACCCTCCAATGCGAGACGCATTGGTTAGATGGTTAACGATAACGGAAAGTAATGCATTTCTGCACGATCTGCTCGGTTTGTTTAATGGGCTTAGCCTTATAACAGACCGGTGGATCAGATCGAATAATAAAAGTAGAAAATTGACTCCTTACGAGTTCCTAACAGCTTCGAAAGAAGTTGTGAACGGACGGATTTGGATAAAGGCTCTATGGGGGAAACCTCTATTATTCGGGAAGCTAGGTTTTAAGGAGGAACCAGGAAAGATCCGGGTCTTTGCCATGGTGAACCTCTTGACTCAGGCGCTTATGAGACCTCTTCATGAGTGGTTGTTTGAAAGGTTGCGTATTATTCCAACTGATGGAACTTTCGACCAAGTGGCTCCTGTGGAGCTACTGGTTAAGAGATTTGTCGGGACAGAGTATGTCGCATCTTTCGATCTTTCGGCGGCAACAGATAGACTGCCTGTAGCGATACAGATAGCACTACTGGAACCGCTTCTGGGTTCTGAGATGGCTTCCCTCTGGGCTGGATTCTTAGTAAGTAGACCCTACGGACTCCCTCGTATAGCCAAAAGCTATAACTTGGGGTTCAATAAAGTTTATTATGCTGTAGGACAGCCAATGGGAGCTTTGTCATCTTGGGCTATGCTCGCGATGACACATCATGCCATTGTACAATGGGCTGCTAAACGTGCGCGTCCTAAGTCCACTGTGTGGTTCTTAGACTATGCGCTGCTCGGGGACGATATTGTCATTGCTGACAAAGCCGTCGCGCAGGAGTACCTTTTCCTAATGGATGCACTCGGTGTGGAAGTTGGACTAGCCAAGTCCCTCGTTTCACATACGGGGTCTCTAGAGTTCGCTAAGCGAACTTGGGTAAAAGGACGGTCGGTGACTCCATTCTCCTTAGCGGAGATGAGTGTTGCAGTGTCCAACATCGGAGCTCTCGAAGAGCTCTGGCGAAAGACATTACCTTTTGGATCTCCGATCCGATTGGCGGCCGTAGCACGCTTCTGTGGTTTCGGTTATAAGAACTTAGCGCGACTTCCAGTCGTGTTCAGTTTAAATAATCGTCTCAGTAGGTTAGCCGGATACCTTCACAGACCTGGGGGGATAATACCTTTGTCTTTTGAGACTTGGGTGGCATCTCCCGGGCCAGGTGTGATGAAGGGTCTTCCATTCTTGGTTCAACGGAAAATCGTTGCGTCATTAGTGGTTGACGTCTTAGACCTTATTGAGAGAGTCTTGGAGCGAGCGAAGGGAGAGATTAATCGGGCTTTCGCCACGAAGCTTTTCTCCGCTACTCACAAAGTACGGGGGAAAGTGGATACAAAAACGGCCGGTAATCGAAAACAAATTTGGGTAACCAAAGATGTTTATGGTCCAGTCTTTATTGAAATGTTTGAAGAGTACGCAAGTCTCTTCGAACGTTTCTTTAAAGAGTGGGTCCTTTACTCGTATTCTAAGCCGATCTCATTTAAGGCTTCGTCTTTGACGGTACGCCTACGTGAGTTTCGTAAAAGTAAGTCCACATCTGGCTTCAATAGCCTTGAAAGCACTTGGAGATGGATCACTGACTTGGAGACCGGCTTAGCCGCTCTTCCGACTCAGATTGATCTTTTCTCTCGTAACGACGACGTCCATGTTCGTCCCTCAGCTCTTATCAAGCTTTGGATACGACTACGGCGTAAGTGCCTTCGGGAACTACGGAAACCAGAAGAGTAACCGCTGTCGGTAAAGATGCCGCTGGCCGTGGTAATAGGTTGATAACCTGTTATTGCGATCAGTAAAGCTATGCCTAAAGTTTCTCAAAGGACAGTTAATTCTGTTTCAATGAGATCAAATAGACTGCGTAACTAAGCGCAATCAGGCCCTAAAATCTGGTGAATACCAGAGGGATGGAGTACCTGAGTCC